CATTGCCTCATTGCTGCCTGAATTATATAGCCATCTATGATTTGAACTTGTATTATAAAATGTACCCGTAGAATCTACACCGATATTTACAAAAGAACTTCCTCTTGTTATATTAAGCCATACATCACTTGCATTTGAAAGAGAAACGGCAGCAGAAGAAGAACTAAACGTAGCACTTGTAGCACTTATTGGGTTACCAAATACGTTATTAGTACCATCCCATTGGTATCTTACATTACCTGCTCCGTCCGCTAAGACGATGTTATTTGACATTGCAGCCGTTCCAGCAAAACCACCTAAGATAGTGTTATAGTTACCTGTTGTAATTGACGAACCTGCTCCGTAACCAAATAAAGCATTATAAGAACCACTTGTTATAGAAGCACCAATGGCAAATCCTATTCCTGTATTAAACGTACCATTTATAACTGAAGCTAAAGCACTATTTCCAATTCCTATATTAGCATTGCTTGTTGTTATAGAACTTAAAGCATTTGAACCAATTGCAATATTATTAGAACCAGATGTTATTGAGGAAAATGTATTTTCTCCTAATTTTATATTAGTAGTATTACCAGCACTACCTACTTGTACTGTATTAACTGTTATGTTACTTGAGAAAGTTGTAGCACCTGTAAAGGTTTGTGTACCACTTAGTAAAGCAATAGTACCTGAAGCGTTTGGATAAGTATATGAATAATCAGCCGTATTGCTAAAGATTAATGATGCTCTAAAGTTTGTACTTGATTGAAACTTTAAGATATTATCAATAGCACTAATTAATTTAAACTCTGTTGCACTTGTGCTAATTGTTGATTTTAATACTCCAGCTATTGAACTTGTAATATCTGAAGAATTACCAGCAGATGATACAATAGATAAAATAGATTGTCCAGCAGTATTTATTGTAACACTACTTCCAAAAGTAGTTGGACCTGTAAAGTGATTGTTTGTACCGTTCCATTGGTATCTAATGTTACCTTGACCATCTGCTAATACAATATTATTTGATAATGAAGGAGTACCAGCATAGTTACCTATTATTGTATTATTAGAGCCAGTTGTTATAGAAATACCTGCTTCTATTCCTAATCCAGTATTATTAGAACCTGTTGTGATATTTCCTAAAGTTCCTGCACCAATTGCAGTATTGTTTTGACCTGTTGTATTTACAATTAAAGCTATATTTCCAAGTGCGGTATTTCCAGAACCAGTTGTATTAGCATTTAAAGTGTATGTACCTATTGCAGTATTAAATGAACCTGTTGTATTAGACATAAAACTTAATGGACCAACTCTTGTATTATTTGTACCACCAGAACCTATGCCAACTCTTACACCACTAACTAAAATATCACTTGAAAAAGTTGCACTTGTTCCACTTAAAGCACCAGTAAGAGTACCACCAGCTAAAGGTAGGTAAGCACTAAGATTGCTTGTAAGGGCTAAAGTACCAGATGCGTCTGGTAATGTGTAAGTTCTTGTAGTTGCATCTGTTAAAGAAGCTAAAGAAAATACTCCTAATTTGTATGATGAACCAGTATCTGCTATAAAACCATAACTTGTGCTTGTTGCATATATTCCATTATAACCAGTGTAATTAGCAGCAATAGTTCCTTGCTTTAAATATAACATTCCTGAAGAAGAACCGCTTCCATTTGCATAAACAATATTAGAACTTGTTGCTCCAGCACTTAATATAAAAGCACCTAAATTTACATCTGCATTTGCTCCTGTATAAGGCACTTTGCCATTAAACGTACTCCAATCCGTTGAACTTAACTTACCTGTATTTGTAGCCGAAGCAATAGGTAAATTAAAAGTATGCGTATCCCCACTTGAAACGATGTTAAAGTTTGTTCCGCTTGTTCCTGTGGTTATAAATTGTGATTGGTCTGTTAAGTTATTCAAAGAAACCATCCCCTTTGACAAAGTTGTAACTACTTGACACAAATGTCCATTCTCGGTATGTAAAGTAACTGTTCTACCATCAACGTTTACATAGATTCTAATTGCCAATCTATCCGTTAAAGCTAAATTAGCAGTAGCCACAGGAATAGCAAAATAGTAAGGGTTAATTACAGTACCTTGATTTATATACTCTGGAACACCAACACTTGACCCTAATAAGGTAAAAGTTGTACCATCGTACTTATAAAGTTCTGCATAGAAAAAAGGATTGCCTGTATTATTATTTACGCTAAAATAAAATTCACAATTAAAGTTACCGCCAGGAATCAATATTACATCTGGGTCATTAGCATCAGTTAAGTAACTCGCTACATATCCGTTAGCAGATATAGCAATGTCAGTTCCAGCACCTATGATTGGTTCTTTACTTAACTCTCTATATGCAACCCCTCCGATTGTACCTTGTGAAACACTTGAGTTAAGATAGTAAGAAACCGAACTACCACCACCACTTGATGTAGGAAAGTCAGCTAAAGTACCATCTCCTCTCACATATTGAGAAGCAGCACCATCTAAAGCGGTTATTACACCACTATTAGCCACTACTGGACCTTGTATATCCCTAATCTTTGCTTCGCCTGTAACTTGTAATTGACTCATAATATTTTATTGAAATAATCCACGAATATACTCCCCAGCTTCTAAAGGTCTACCAAAAGTAAGAACCCCAGTTGCCGATACAAACTTAACATCATCACCAGTTGGAGTTCCTGTTGTTAAAATGTTTTGCGCATCCACACCACCTCTTGAAACGTACAAACAAGCATAACCGATTGTGTCCGCAAAAGTAATTGATGTTTCGCCACCACTTGCCGTGTAACCTTTTGTCTTAACTGGGTTTGCACCTACTATAATAATTCCTTCTGGGTCTACGCTTGTTCCTGTTGTGTTATACGCTCCGCTACCTTGTAGGGTCACATTATATGTAGCCACATCTTTTTGAGGTGCGTTTATTGCTAAACTTGTAATATTACAAATTCCGTTAATAATAACTAATCCATCTACTCCATTATCAACCACGAACTTAATCTCTATTGGCTCTCTTGCTAATTGCTTGTCTAACATAAACAAATAAGAAAAACCACTCAAAGTAATCAACCCATCACAAGTTACATTCCAAGTAGCCACATCATTTTTATATTCTCTAAACCAAGCACTTGATTGGCTTGTTACCTCTTTTTGATCTACGCTTACATTAAACGTACAATTTGTACTACACGCAAAAGCGACGTCAACCTCTGGGTCAACATCTGTTCTATGCCAATAAAGCATTACGTTATTTCCTATTACTGCTCCCATATTACAAATTTACGCATTATTAAAATATCTTTTTGGAGTTTCTATGGTAACATCTCCAATGTAATCAATAGTAGCAGTTGAAGCATTATCAACCATTGTAATCTCTAAAAGTTGTATTTGGCTTGTTTCATCCATATAAGGATTTGATGTAAGCCTATTTATTAAAAACTTTTTACCATTATAAGACAAAGCATTTGTGCTTGAATCTTGAATTGTATATGTTTTATCAAGATAAATAAATCCATTTGTTCCAGATATTGCTCCCAAATCACCTTCTAAAGTAGCTATATTCTTATTTAATAAGTTTGAATATTGACGCATAACTAATTCAGCCAACATACCAAAATCTTCTGGTGGATATCCGTATCTATACCAATCTCTCAATATAACACCATTTACATCAAATAATAAACCTACATTATTTTGTATTGGTGATGCACCTTGATATGGATAAATAGCACTATAAGGAATGTCTATATCTGTTGCTATTTGAGATGTTGCACCAATGTTTCTTGTTAATACAACCTCTTTAATAGAAGCATCTCCTTGTGTTAATTTTACATTTCTTATATAACCACCAACCGCACCATTAGCTGCTTCAAACTTAACACCTATTAAACCTTCAATAGTTAAACTTAAATCTTGTGAATACCCCATAGGAATATTTACATTATAAGAAACATAAGTGTTAAATGTATCATAAACAATATCTCTAAAATGTACTGAAGTTGACCAAATATCATTATCTCTTAAATAATAAGTTGTACCACCAATAAAAGCAGTTATGTAAAGTCTTATTCTATTACCAGCATTTGCTCCTTGATATTCAAAAGATATAGATGCACTTGTTCCATACATTTTTGGCAAAAATGAATAATCAATAGGAGATAAAAAATAGTTTTGAATATATGCATTAGTACTACCACCTAAATAAAATATTTCATATCTATTTGATTGATCTTCTGGTAATACAACCAAAGTTGCTCTTGATGGCGAAACCTCAAACTCACTCCAACCATTTGCTCTTAATGAAGAACCTGAACCAGTAGTAAATTTAAAAGTGCCGTTATATATATAATTATTAGCATATTCATACGGCAAAGTTGCTTCAATAGTAGGGTAACCTTTTCTAACTATTTTGGTTTGACTATTATTTACAAAATGAACATTACCATCTTGATAAGGTTGAATGTTTATTGTATTTGTTAATATACCATTACCACTTACAGTTGGCGCATTTTCAACAACATATCTTGTATAATAAATTGTGTCGGCTTGTTGATTCATTGGTAAAATATACCAATCTCCATTTGCTTGGAATAACCTACAACCAAAAGTTTTAATTATATTTTCTAAAATAGTATAATAATCTAATTTATAAAAATCCCTTTTATATTGATAAGTTTGACTAAATGGTTCATCCCCACCAGCATCGCCTCTATCAAACATACCATCTGCATAGTAAGAACAACAAGCGTACAAAAATATCATATCTTCAAATGGCAATGCATTTAAGCAAGTACCTATGATGTCAATTAATTTAATTAATGAATTTACATTTACATCACCATCATAATATATATATCTTAAAAATGAAAGTCCATCAATACAAGCCATACTTACTTCTTGGTTACCTGTTGTAAATGGAACTTGTATATAATCGTTAAGTAAAAAACCTCTCCATTTGATTACATTATCAATAACTAATTCAACGTAATACTTTGTTTCATCAAAGTTTAATAAGTCAGGGAAATTATCGTAATCATATTGATCTGATATAATAAAAGACACATTTAACTGAGAAGATATTATAGAAGCAATTGGGTCTTCATTTGTAGCATTTGGTACTAAAGAAATATTTGTTCCTATATATGGAGTAACTGTTGCACCAACATAGCTTTTTTCGTATATCTTAACTATTAATGATGTTCCATCTCTTAATTCTTGCGTTATTGTATATCTTAATCCGTATGCCATTATGCTAAACTAATGTTTTGTCCTTTAAGATTAGATGCCTTTTGCGCTCTATTTGTAGCTAATAATAAATCTTGTCCTCTAAGAACAAATGCACCACCACCATCACCAGCTGCACCAATAGGATTAAAGTTTGTAAATCCACCGCCAGCACCAGCAGTAGGTATTCCTAAAGCTGCCATAATTCCTTTAAATATTAAAGTTTTAATTATCATTGTAGATAATTGAACTAATATATTTTTAAAAGTTTGTTCTAAAGCCTTACCAATATTTTCACCATTTGCCATTGCGCTAAACATTGCTTCAAAAGCTGGTGTTAATGTATCGGTAATTCCATTTGCTATTTGTAATTGAGTATTATATCTTCTTAAAGCAGCTTCATTTTTAAATATTTGGTCAGCCGTATATTGTTGAGCAAACATTGGCAAATCCTTACTTAACTTATTTGGTGTTTCAGGTGTTGTTATTTTATTTTCTGTTTCAATAATTGCAGTTGTACCAACCTTTAAAACTCTTGCTTGTTTACCTAATTTTTCAATACTTTTTGTTGTATTATTAGTTGCATTAGTAGCTTCATTTGCACCTTTAGTAAAATT